GTGTAGAAACTGGAGAGCCTTATATTATGTTTCGCGATACAGTTCAAAATGCTTTACCTAACTGTCAAGCGGATAAAGGTTTAAAAGTAAATCACTCTAATTTATGTTCTGAAATTACATTAGCAACGGATGAAGATAGAACTGCAGTATGCTGTCTATCAAGTGTAAATTTGGAAGAATATGACGAATGGAGTACTAAGCCTAAATTTATACCTGATTTAATTAGAATGTTGGATAATGTAATTGAACATTTTATTAACAGTGCTCCCCCGCAGCTAATAAAAGCAATATATAGTGCAAAACAAGAAAGAAGCCTTGGACTAGGTGCAATGGGGTTTCATGCCTACTTACAGAGACATAATGTCCCATTTGAAAGTGTAATGGCAAAGAGTAAAAATATGCAAATGTTTCAGCATATTAAAAAGGAGGCAAAAAATGCTACAAAAACTTTGGCAGTGGAGCGTGGTGAAGCCCCTGACGCTCTTGGTTATGGGGTTAGAAATGTTCATTTACTGGCTGTGGCTCCCAATGCTAGTAGCAGTATCATCTGCGGGAATACTTCTCCTAGTATCGAGCCATACAGGGCTAACGCGTTTGTCCAAAAAACGAAAAGCGGTTCAAGCCTGCTTAAAAATGAATACTTAGAGCATATTCTTCAAGAATTAGGTGAAGATAATGAGGAAATTTGGAAAAGTATAATTACGAATAAAGGCTCAATACAACATTTAGAATTTCTAGATGACTGGACAAAAGACGTATTTAAAACCGCTGTTGAGATAGACCAGAGATGGGTTATTGATATGGCTGCTGATAGGCAGAAAGAAATTTGTCAAAGCCAGTCTTTAAATGTATTTTTTCCTGCAAATGTTTCTAAACAAGAACTTCATGCAGTACATATGATGGCATGGAAAAAGAAAGTAAAAACTCTATATTATTTAAGAAGTGAGGCGGTGAAACGGGCTGAAACAGTATCAGATGAAGCCCTTCGGGAAATAATATTTGACAGTATGGATGAAGAGGGCTGTTTGGCTTGTGAAGGGTAAATGGAAAATCTGGAAACACGCTCTTGGCTCATACAGCGAAGAGGATGGATTTGATCCTGCTAATGATAATGCGGTTGCAGTAATAAGAACAGCCATTATTAGTATTAATCTTATGTGTGCTATTCTTATTATGGCAAATGTAGTACATCATTGGTGATATATGAGTTTATTAGACGAAAGAGAATATTATAAGCCTTTTAATTATCCGTGGGCGTTTGAGCACTATAAAACTCAACAACATATGCATTGGCTTCCAGACGAAGTTAATCTTGCTGAAGACCTTAGAGATTATAGAGAGAGGCTATCCCCTGAAAACCGTCGTCTTTTGATACGGATTTTTAGATTTTTTACACAAGCAGATGTAGATGTATGCTGTGGATACGCAAAACATTACTTACCAACGTTTAAACAACCAGAAATAAGAATGATGCTATCTGCATTTGCTGCTATGGAAGCAGTTCATCAAGAAGCCTATTCTCTTTTATTAGAGACTTTAGGTTTTGGAGATGATGAGTACCAAAAGTTTTTAGATCATAAAGCCATGTTGGATAAACATGAGTATTTAAGTAACTTTGGAATGGGTACTAAATTAGACATTGCTAAAACAATGGCTATCTATTCTGCTTTTACCGAGGGAGTACAATTATTTAGTAGTTTTGCTATTTTATTGAATTTCCCTAGACATAACCTTATGAAAGGTATGGGACAAATCGTTACTTGGTCAGTGCGAGATGAAACATTACATGTAGAGGGTATGTCACAATTATTCCGAACTTTTATAGAAGAAAACCCAGAACTATGGACAGATGATTTGAAGTATGAAATTTACTGTGCCGCAGAACGTACTGTAGAACTAGAAGATGCTTTTATTGATTTATGTTTTGAGGGCGCAGAAATAGAGGGTTTAATACCTGAAGATATAAAACTTTATATTCGTTATATTGCAAATCGTCGTCTTTTAGGTCTAGGAATGAAGAAAATTTTTGGAAGCGACCAGAACCCTCTTCCTTGGTTAGACTATATGTTAAACGGGGTCGAGCACACTAACTTTTTTGAGAATCGAGCAACAGAATATTCTCGAGCAAGCACAACAGGAAACTGGCAGGATATATTTAAATGAAATTCGAACTAGAACTAGCAGAAGTCAACATTATACTTCAAGGGTTGGGAGAGCTTCCTGCCAAATTAAGTATGAATCTTATTCAGAGCATACAAGAACAAGCCGCATCTCAGATGCAGCCTAATATGGAGGAAGCCCCCGAATGAAAAAATTATTAATCGCACTATTGCTTATTTTACCAGTGCAAGTGCTAGCAAGTGATCTTATTGATTCACTTAATATAGGAGCAGGTCTTAGAGCTGCTTATACAGAAGTTAAAGATGAAGATTCTTCAGACTTTAATGTTCAAAGTGTTCGTTTATACATAGACGGACAGTTCAGTGAAAAAGTTAAGTTTACACTTAATACTGAATGTGAAGGATGTGCCTTTGGCACCAGTAAAAAAGATATTAGTATACTAGATGCAATTGTTCGTTTTGAATTTAATGATTCTTTTAATCTGTGGATTGGGCGTATGTTAACCCCCGCAGATAGAATTGAGATGAACGGGCCTTATTATGCTCTAAGCTGGAACCAGTATACAGTACCCCTTCTACCCTCTGACCAATTAGGCCAGGCAGGCCTGTTAGGTCGAGATGAAGGTGTTACTGTTTGGGGTAAAAAAGGGAAATTTCAATATGCAGCAGGTTTATTTAATGGAGTTGAAGGCGGGCCTAATCAAGATGATAATCTTCTTTTTGCAGGTCGTGTAGCATATAACTTCTTAGATATGGAGCAAAATCCTGGGTATTACACCAGTTCTACTTACTTTGGTAAAGGAGGTGACATTTTCACAGTAGGACTTTCTTATCAGTCTCAAGCAGATGGTACTGGGACTGCAACGGAAGCAGGAGATTTTGAAGCTACTATTTTAGATGTGCTTTTTGAAAAGCCGTTAGGCGGTGGAGTAGTAACTCTAGAAGGGGAATATAAGATGTTTGATGCAGATCTCTCTGCTGCAGCACTTGCCGATCCGGCTTGCTTCTGCTTATTTGATGGGGAGTCTTATTTTGTAACAGCAGCCTACCTCTTTCCTTTAGGGTCAAGGCATCTTCAGCCCTATATTCGCTATACCTCGAATGAGCCTGATTTTATCGGGGTGGAAGATAGCGACTTGGTAGAAATTGGAATTAATTATGTAATTAAAAGCCATAATCTACGCTTTAACTTTAACACTACTAATGGAGATGCCAATTTAACGGGCAATCCGGGTGCAGATGTTCAAAGTTTTAGTTTAGGAGTGCAAGTTCAAATCTAGAAAACATCTGAACCAGACCTCTCACTGTCTGTTCTATCTACAATATAAGTGGCGTCGCCGCATTTGATAGCCCCTTTCTTAACACAAATTCCGCACTTTGTGCCGATTTCATTTATTAGAAAGGGGTTTTCTTTTAAGTCTTTTTCGCGTATGTTATTGCATACACAAATAATCACTTAACTATGCTTCTTCGTCTGCCGCACTCTCAGCTTCCGGAGCCTCAACTACGACTTCCTCTACTGGTGCTTCTACCACTTCTTCTTCTTCGTCAGCCGCAAATGCATTGGGCATTATAAGTGCTGCTGCGATAGCAATTGTAGCTATACTAACTATAATATTCATTTTAGTCTCCTTAAATTGGGCTAAGCCCTATAACGTCGGCCGAGTATCTGGAAAGTCTTCAGTACTAGGCCAATCACGTAATTTTTGTCTGTATGTGAGATATGCCTCACGTTGTGGATGATCTGGAGTTTGTGCTATCCAATCTGTTTGTTGTAATTCTTGGTCTCTCCACTCTTTTTCAGGGATTCGGGGTTCTGGAGTAGGAATAGCCGGGCCAACCTCTGGCTCTAGCTCATAGCTAGCATATTGTGCTTTGGCAAATTCCTCTGTAGCTACTATTCTACCTACATTACCATCGCTGTCTGTTACACGATAAATACTCATTATAAAGCCTCCAGAATTGTTACGACAACTAAGCCATACCCGCCAGCACCGGAATATGAAGTATTAGAACTGCTTGCATACTGTGCGATAGCCCCTCCGCCAGCGCCATAGCTCCCCGCTGCTCCGTATCCAGTCGCCGTAGAGTATTGAGCGTTATAATAGTTAATGACAGTGCCCGCACCTCCACCAAAAAGACCAGGCAGATGATTAGGTATATAATCATAAGCGACCGGCCAGTAACCTGACCCTCCCGCGCCGGGGCCAGATAATCGATGTATGCCAGCAAGTGAGTTACTTCCGCCTTGACCAGTCAAACCATGAAAAATACTGGTGGTTTGGCCTTGGCTTACACCAGAAGCATCGTAGATTTGTTCAGCGCTCGTGGTGTTGTCGTGCTTGCGAATTGCACTATTATAAGGCATTCTTGTAGTAAGACTATAATTCTTGAAAGAACTTACGGTATTTTGGCCCGAAGCAACAGATGCCCAAGCATATGGGTACGCTGCACCGGTTGAAGTACTAGCGTCAGCACCGGCACGATCTCCACAACCCCCTTGTCCATCAGCATAATTCCCGACTCCTCCTGTAATAGTAGCATCTCCACCTCTACCACCTACACCGGCACCTCCTCCTCTAACAGAGCAATCTGTGCCAGCACTTGTCAGATTAATCAGGGCATTTCCACCTCTAAATGATTCTCCTAAAATACCAGCGGCTCCACCACCGCCACTTATGTAAAATTCACCCTCAGCTGACCTACTGTCCCAGTTAGACATCGTTGCACTTCCACCAGCGCCTCCGGTGACGTTCCATATACTTCCTCCAGAAGCAGCGCCTCCAGCGCCTCCAGCTTGAGCAGTGTTGCCTGAAGCAATTGCTTGAACCCCTCCAGAGCCTAAATTAGCAGTCATATCAGTAATATCAGAACCAGAAAAAACACTATTAGCTCCACCGCTGTTACCATTTGCGGCGCTTACAGTTGCACCGCCAGCTCCAATAGTAATTGTATAAGTAACAGCAGAACTTAGTGTTAATAAACTTTTAGCACAGCCGCCACCGCCTCCCCCAGAGGCCGCATATACATCCTCAGCAGAGGTACCTCTAGCGTGCGCTCCTGACCCTCCGGGGCCGATAACAGTCACATAAGCCCTACAACTAAAAGAAGGGGTCCATGTCGTGGAAGCAGAAAATATCCGTTCTACAAATACTGATTCGCTATTTGCATATAAACTTGATGTTGCTGCCATATCTAACCTCCCGCTGGTAACCAGCCAACTGTAGCGTCCATGTATTTGATACTTGTTGACCAATTCTTTGAATCTATAGTACCGTTTGCAGCTACTCTAAAAACTTTATTACTACCGTTTCGTATCAATGTAAGATTATTAGTATCAAACGTTCCGTTGTAATCAATAATGCCGATAGTATCACCCACATTACCCGCAGGTAAAGTCATATCAATAGTCTGGCTAGTTGTATTAATCAAATACTGGTTGCCCGCCGCTGCTGTAAAATCATCGGTTTTAACAGCTACTAGCTCTAAACCGCCACCAGCTGCATCCTCAAATGCGGGAGGGCTTCCAGCACCCGTACTTGTTAGTACCTGCCCATCTGTGCCCGGGCCTACAGCTACTGGGTCACCAGAAGCATCATATGTTATAACCTGACCATCAG